TTAAGTCTACTGCTTGGTGTGCAAGAACCCATTCACTACCTACCAGAGTAGGTGTCCACGTTTTGACGAGCTTCTGATCATCGCCTAATGTGGGCGTTACTTCTGTTACAGGATGCACGTTAAATGCTGCCATATCCGATACACTAGGCTTCTTAGGAAAGCTGGTGTTCGGGTTTTCTTTTCGTAGAAGTCCTACCGAGTAAGGGTATTTTTCTACTTGTCCGTCTTTAATTTTTACTAATAGCATTGTATGTACCTCGTTTGCTATGCGTTAGGGTCTACGTCACTTCCTATTCTTACTGTGCCGTTGACTGTGAAGTCACCGCCTGTGCCAGAGTTGGCCCCTAAGTCACTGGTGTCATCGAATTTCATGTAGACTAAAGGTGTTGGAATATCGCCATCTTCGATCTGTTGGGTTAGGTCTCTTGGAAAACCTAACTGGTCAACGAACTTGTTGCGGTTGGATTCTTGAGAGAAGTCTATGTAGTCGGTACTAAAGTAAGTGGAGGCTATGTCACCTGTGTACGACCCATCATTGGAGCTACCCCTACAGCCTATCCAATGCGTACTGTCTAATAAAATAGCCTCGTTTGTAAAATGACCTGACGCTGGGAAAGCTACTACTGTTCCATTTAAAACAAACTTACATTTATTAATGTCTGTTAAGTCTATACATATAAGTATCGTATTCCACGCATCCATCGTTGCCTGATTAGTAAAACTTTTAGATAAAATTAGAGAGTGGGATGAATTATAACCACTTAGATAAAAATCTCCGGCTGTTTCATCCATCTGTAGCGTGAAATAATCGTCATTTGGGTAGACTTCATATATCCTGACCATCTTATCACCTGACACTGTGGTAGGTTTAATAGCCAGTGACATAGAGATTGTTTTTGATGAGGCGGTGAAGCTACTGCTACTTAAACCTACATTAATTGCATTGCCAGCAAAATTAGCACTCCTAGCCCAATACTCACTGCCACCCCTAGCGCCTTCAAATGGCCCTGAGTTAACAGTGAAATCTCCAGCTGTACCTAAGTTATTGCCAGCATCATCAGCTCGTAGTGGCAGTGCTATGAGAGGCGTAGTGCCTGTTTCTTCAATGACTTGTGCTACAGGTTTAGGACGGTTAGCGTCAGAGTCCCAGAATGGGTTGTCTGTGGATAGGTCTGTGTAGGAGTTGTTTAGGTAATACTCACCAAGCTGCTGATTCCTTCTGCCGCCACCGTTAAAGTCATCCCCAATTATACAACGGGTATGCTTAGACCACCCTACATTAATATTGTTGTAGTTGCTCCACGTAGCATTAGTCACCACCCCATCAACTACGGCATGGCGCTTGTTGGTATCTGAAACATCACACGAAATTGTAATATGGCGAGACTTTCCACTTGCACTTTCATTGCTCGGCATAGAGACTTTGCAAGAAAATACTGTAGATAAATCAACACCATTGTACACCGTAAGATCAATCGAACTACTTAAATTTGTACTTAATCTTGGCCCCAACGTCATAATGTTAGTGGGGTTGCCTGCGCTAGTAAAATCTATAATATCTCCATTCACAGAAAGTGGGTTATACCAAAGACTCACAGTGAATAACTTACTGTCTGAGGGCATAGATAATGAGCTGTTTTCCAAATAATCATTACTGCCATCAAACTCACTAGCACTACAGTTATATTGATTAGGCCCACGTTCTGCTGTAGCGAGTACGCCATTAACTGTGAAGTCACCACCTGTACCAGCGTTATCTCCTGCTGTGTCAGCATCGGTCATCGGTAGATATAGGATGGGGCTGAGGTCTGCTTGACCAGAGGCAGGCTTTCCGTCTGAGTCTATGAATAAGCGTCTGTTTGATTCGATGCTGAGGTCACGGTAGGTGTAGTCTAGGAAAACGTGGGCTAGTCTATTTTTTGTAGTGGACGCAGCAGCACCACCATTGTAGTTATTGATATTATGAGTAGACATGGTAAAGTTTATACTATCATTCGTATAGCTAGACCATGAGCTAGCATACAATAGTTCATTGGTGTATATATGTCTTTTAGCTGCATCTGTTGTGTCTAGACTCACTAACACATGATTCCAAGTATTCTTTGTTATCTTAAAATCTGTAGCAGTCACATTCACAATCAAAGTATCTGAGGAATTATAACCTGTTACTTTAAGATTCCACCTAGTAGGGGTATTTGGCTGTAGTATGATATTAAAACCTTGTATAGTATCGCCCGCTATACTAATGGGGCGTATATATTCCCCACCTTCTGTAGGGTATATCCAGAAACTACACGTTAACGTCTTAGAATCTGTATTACCCACCAAATCACTAGACCGACTCAGATAATCATTCTCGCCATCAAAGCTAACACCCTCTGCTCCATCCCCCGATGCTACTGGGTTAACGCCTAATAGACGTTTCTCAGTAGTCATTACGCCATCCCCAAGCCACTAGCGATTCCATACCACGTAGTACCACCATCAATCGTCGTGAAAACTAGTACATCAATACCAGCCGCAGTTAGAGTAGGTGCTGTAGCAGCAGGCCAATCAACACTGGTAGGCCATGTAACAGCAGCAGAGCCACCGTTAGTCAGCAGTAGTGTGAATGAACCAGCACTACCAGACGCAGGAGGGTTAGAGAATGTCAGCGTAGTCGTACCAGAGATTGTCTTTGTCTGTACATTACCTAAACTCAGGTCAACATCATTCGCTGACATAGCCACTTTAGTCTCTGCGTAATCTTGGAGGACAGGACGCTGTACCACATTGTCAGCCATGTTGATCGACGCTGATCGTGTTTCTGCAACGTCTGTCTTAGATGTATCAGCGTCATATGCTTGGACGTCAGAGCCAATAGCTACACCTAAGTTAGTACGAGCGGTGGCTGCACTTGCTAGATCAGATAAGTTGTTCGACACCTGTGCAAACTTAGCGTCAGAAGCCGTTTGTGTATATGTGTTTGCTACGCTAAATGCGCCATATGCAACAATGTCTACATTATCGCCAGTGGTGGCTCCAGCAGATAACACAATGCTAGTGCCATTACTCGCTGTGAAGTCTGTACCGCTAACAAGTTTTAAACCATTCAAATATACATCAACATAACCTACGTCATATGTAGAAGAAAATGTAGTCTGGTTTGACGTAGCGGTATATGTATCGCGTGACGATGTACCATTCACCGCAGAGCCAGCCAGAGCAAACGAGTTACCGTCATAGACTTTCATTAAGTCATTGGTTGAGTCCCACCAGAGCATACCCTCAGTCGGTGATGATGGCGCAGAGGCACTAATCTTATAAGTGTTACCAAACGCACTCACAGAAGTGATATTAGATGAAACAGTGCTTACAGCAGTGATGTTAGTAGCAACGGTATCAATGTCGGAATAGTAAGGTGATACTAGAGCCTCTTTGTTTGTTACTGTTGTAGCCGAACTTGCTGCACCTGAAGCCGAACTTGCTGCTGCGGTAGCCGAACTTGCTGCATTGGTTTCACTTGAAGCTGCGTTAGTCGCAGACGTAGATGCACTGGTAGCACTTGAAGCTGCATTAGTCGCAGACGTAGCGACAGTAGATTCACTAGAAGCCGCAGATGTAGCAGACGTAGATGCAGCAGAGGCCGATGTACTTGCAGCACTCGCTGAAGACGCTGCGTTAGTCGCAGACGTAGATGCAGCAGAGGCACTGCTGGCTGCTGAAGTTGCGGAGGAAGATGCAGCACTAGCACTAGTAGCAGCATTGGTAGCAGATGTACTTGCATTGGTTTCACTAGTAGATGAATCAGTAGCTGAAGTGGCTGATGAAGTAGCTGAAGTAGCTGACGAAGTGGCTGAAGTGGCTGCGTTAGTTTCACTAGTTGCTGCATTAGTAGCAGATGTATTGACAGTGGATTCACTAGCTGCTGCATTAGTAGCTGATGTGGATGCAGCAGCAGCAGCGGCCTGTGCATCGACGGATGCTTGTAGAACTTCTTCTACAGCAGCAGAGCCAGAGACAGAAGAAGCTCCACCTGTTCCGCGATAAATACTCATAAATGTCTCCTTTACTTTTGTGATAAGCTCTATTTCTAAAGCCCATTAAAAAAGAAAAACGAGAAGGGACTCGTAAGCCCCAACTCGTTAGCAGCTTAATGATTAAGCTGGTAAGACAATACCAATACCGGATGCGGCACGTAGAGTCTGGATACCATAGATAGTATCGGAAGTGAACAGGGTGGACAAGTATTCTTGTTTGTACTGAGTCTGAGAGCGTACCCCTTGCTGTTCAGCAAATACGATAGCGTCTTTGTGCATCAATACACCTAGCTTGTTTGCACCTGATTCAAGTGAGGGACAGTTAGTAGAAACATATACATCAACACCGTAAAGAGTGCCAATCTTACCGTTAACAACACCACGACCATCTACAAAGTCAGAAGACATGTAGCGATCAATACCACGAATAGTATTCACAGCAGAAGGTGGGATAACAAGTACACGCTGATCCATAGGAGTATCGTTGTCATCAAGCAACTGGATACCATCACGGAAGGCTAGATCGGTAATTACGTTTTCAGTACCTGTAGCAGAATAAGTAGCTAAGTTGCCATTACTGTCTACTTCATACAAAGTAAACTCAGCCTGTGCTTCAGCGAACAAGTCAGTGTCAACCTGTTTAGCTAGTGCATAGCCAGCATCGTCAGTGTAGAACTTACGCAGAGAGGCTAAAGCCTGTACTTCGGTAATGTCCTCAATCAGACGGGAATACTCGTAATGTTTGTCAATACTTACTACTACTTCAGTTTCAGTAGCCGCTTGTAAAGTAACCTGTGTCGAGGCTGCTTTAACTGAAGCAGAGCCACGCGTAGGTTTAGGGATGTTGATAGTATCCCCTTTCTTACCTTTCATCGGCATTTTGTTTACTACGTTAGCAAGAACCAAAGAGTTCTTGTACGCAGCTACGATTTCATCAGACCACAGTTCAGGAATGAACTTCGCTGCGGTTGTGTTTGTTACATGATTAGAGCCAAGAGCCATAATATTTTACCTCAATATAAAAATAATTATTTGACCCGTTTCTCAGCATAAGCTAATGTTATTTCATCAGCGAGTTCAGCATAGCGATTCGGATCGTGTCGCATTAAGTCAATAATGTCAGCGCGTCGATATATTTTTCGGGAACGTCCCTCACCGCTTCCTTTACTACTACCTGTTGCAGCAGCTTTACGTTGGCGTTTAGTTTCATTTCCCTCTACTTCTTTGGTCTGTTGGATAATACGTTTACGTTCTTTCCAGTTAGAGAACAGCTCATCTGCTGCATCGTAGTCATAACCTTGGTGTGCACGTTTAAACAACTCAGTGCGTACCTTAGAACCTTTAACCCATTCACCAAAGTCTCCCTCTTGAAGAATATCTTGGAAGTCAGGGTGCTTAGACTCTAATGTATTCACTGCCTGTTTCTGGCGTAATGAAAGTTGTAATTGTTCAGCAGCCTTAATCTTTGGGTGCTTCTCAATCGCAGCGTTCATCGCTTTCTCAGGGTCTTCAAAGAAGTCTATATCTTCTTTCTTTTCTTCCGTGGGCTTTGCAGCTTGCGTCTGGTTTAGTATAAAGTTATCTACAAGTCTTCGTAAGTCACCAACTTCAGAGGACTGTCTCCCTAGCAGCTTCTCAGCTTCCTGATGCATTTGGATAATATCTTTAGCAGATTTACCCTTGTATTTCTCAGGGAGAGTGTCTTCTTCGTCTTCGACTCCAGCTTCAGCGTCAGGCTCTTCTGCCTGATTCTCTTCAATGATTGTCTCTTTCTGAGGGTCATCAAATGTTTGAAGCTCTTCGTCATCTTTTAACTGTAGTTCTTCATCTTCACGCGGTTCGTCAAGAAATTCTGCCATTAAAAACTCCGTACTTTTCAGTATTGTGGATAAATATATTAGAGAGGCTCATGCCCAACGCAATGAGTTTATTCTCTTTCTTCCTTAATTTCTTTATAAGTTGCTTCAATAGCAACTTGCCAATTAAGGATAGTGTCCATCACAGTCAGTTGACCTTGGATGAACTTCAAGGAACCCTCATTCTCTACATGTCGTATGTTAAAGGATGAAGCATTCTCTTGTATGTCTTCGATAAATTGTTTCCAACCATCGGTTAAAAATAAATCGAAATATGTTTCGTAATAACTTTCTATGTCGGGGGTCATTGACTTTATCCAGAAAGTATGTTAGTGGAGGAGAGACTATAACATACTTTTAAACATTTGTCAAGTCTTTTTTGACTTTTTTTTCTGTTTAGGTATAGCTAATGTTTTCTCTAGCGATTCAATCCTCACCTCTAAAGCATTATGCCTCCGTTCCATAGAAGCTAATATACCGTTAATTTGTTCTACTAGTTCATCTAAGCGCACTATTTACCTCGCATCTGCTTCTCAACAATCTTTTCCTTACTGATTATCTCACGCTCCTTTAATCGTAGTTTAGCTACTTCTGCCCTACGTTCAAATTCCTTATCATCAGCATCCCCTGCCTGTAAGTTATTAGAGAGAGCTGCTGCATACTTAGCCTGTACTTCGATAGGAAGTAACTCAGTCTCAACACGATTCTGTTCAATACGTGTCTGAATCTCTTGCGTCTGTGCAGTGATATAATCCAGTTTAGCCTGCTCTTGAGCCATCAGCATTTGGTTCTGTACTTCTTGCTGCTGCTGTGCCTGTGGGTTAGGCTGCTGTGTTTGCTTGATCTTAGCAATAATCTCTTCACGATTAGCTAAAGACATGTTCTCAACAACAGATTCAATCAGCGTAGGGTACAACGGACTCTCAGGAGACATGGTTTGTAGTAGCTGTACTATCTGTGTAACCTCATACTCACGAGCAATAACACCGAGAGAGGAAGAAGCACAGAACTTATAGTCTGCTACAGGGTACTGGTCAGGATTAAACTGCATATAGCGCCATGCTGCTTTGGACACGAAAGGTATAAGGAAACTATCTTGGAAGTTAAGCAGAGTACGCTTATGGCGTTTAATGATAGCACCTAAAGACATGCTAATACCAGCCGCTGTAGCCTCACTACCAGCAAATGTAGGCATTCCTGCTGTGTCTATAGCACCTGTTGCCTGTTGTACCATTGCTTGTAGGTTAGAAGTTTGGTTGAAAGTATTAGGATCAAGGTTTCCAAACTTA